GTAAAGCCGCTGTCTGCCCTGATTTTCGGCATTGATGGCATAAGACTTGCATAGTGCCTGCACGGTGCAAAAAGTAGACATTTTCAATGCACTGCATAGATGTTAAAATGATAGAGTGGAGGAATTGGAGAAATGGCAAGAAAGAAGAAAAAAGACGAGGTTGAGAACTATTTCAACAACGTGGCCAACTACCAGACCGAAGCGGAAGCAAGGGCCGTTACGCCGGAGGGTGTAAAGGTCTTTTGTGCTTTTGACGAGCTGGTACCTATTGGCAAAGTGGTTCCGAACCCTGGAAACCCAAACACCCATCCACCTAAGCAGGTCGCACTGCTGGCTGCCATTATCAAGGGGCAGGGATGGAGGAAACCTATTACAGTGAGCAAACGCAGCGGCTTTGTTGTGACCGGTCACGGACGCCTGGAAGCTGCACAGTCCATGCAGGCCAGTGTTGTGCCTGTTGAATACCAGGAATATGCCTCGGAGGCAGAGGAGTATGCTGATCTGATGGCAGACAACCGCCTGGCGGAGCTGAGTGAAATGAACACCTCGGCGCTGGCAGACATGCTGCAGCAGATGGACACCGGGGAGATACCGCTGGAAATGAGTGGATACACAGAGGAGGATCTGGAAGATCTGCTCAACGCCCTGGGAGGCGTGGACGATACGGAGAACAGTGGAGAGGACACCGTACCGCCGCCGAAAAACATTCCTATGACCCACGCCGGAGACATTTGGCACCTGGGGCAGCACCGCCTGATTTGTGGAGACAGTACCAAGCCAGAAACCCTGCAGAAGCTGCTGGGGGATGAACTGGCGCAGTGCGTGAACACTGATCCGCCGTATGGCATAAGCCTGGATGGTGGCGGAGGAAACGGGAAGAGACAGAAACAGCAGATCGAAAACAACGGCATGATCGCCAACGACGAGCTGACCGACGACGACCTCCTCGGTAAATTACTGATTCCGGCATTTAAGAACGCCGTGAAGTACAGCAAGCCAGATGCTGCATTTTACATTTACCATGCGACCGATACCCGCAGGGACTTTGAGGACGCTATGACAGCCGCAGGCCTGCTGGAAAAGCAATACCTGATATGGTTGAAGAACAACCACAACCTGAGCGGCACCGATTACCTGAGAGACTTCGAGCCTATGTTTTATGCAGAGAAAGCAGGGCATACGGCCAAGTGGTGCGGAGATCGCAGCAACAACACCTGCTGGAAGATAACCCTCCGGGATGATGCAGGCATGGCAACCACCCTGAGCGGTGGCATTGTTGTGACTGACGGAGCAGGAAGCAAGGCTTTTATTTCTGACAAGGTACCAAAGGGAAAGAAAATCCGGTACCTGAGACTGCAGGAAGATAAAAGCGTTTTCTTATACCCGGAAGATAAGCAGGGAGCCGTTTGGGAAGTGGCAAGAGATACGGCGACGTTCCACCCGACACAGAAGCCCGTGGAACTGGCCACAAGGGCGATACTGAACAGCTCGGATCCGGGAGACATTATCCTAGACCTGTTTGGCGGTTCTGGCTTCACACTGATCGGCGCGGAAATGACCGAGAGACAGGCCAGGCTGGTAGAGTTAAGCCCAACCTATTGTGATGGAATTATTCGGCGGTATGTAAGCTATACCGGCAATGCTGGTGTGACATGCACCAGGGACGGCAAAGAATACGCATACGTGCAGCTGAATGAGGAAAATATAAAGGCAAATATGCCGGATCCGGAAGAAACGCCGGAAGCTGCTGAGGACATCAATGTCCCTGGCAAAGAGTAACACCTGAGAGGGCGGCCGCTATGGCCGTTCTTTTTATGTTTCGGAGAAAGGAGGGAGCAGCACATGGCAGCAAAGAGAGATGCGCCTGAACTATGGGAGCAGCAGGAGGGCGAGAAATCGCAGCATTACCAAAAGTTTTGCCAGTACAGAGACATGCCATACGGAACCCAGGGACGGGAACCGGAGAAAAGAAGCATCCGACGCCTGGCAGATGCTATGGGAATGAAAAGCAAAAGCAGCATTGAAAAGCTGAGTACGCAGTGGAACTGGGTAGAACGCGCAGCGGCCTATGATGTTTACATGACCGAGCTGGAACGCTTCAAGAATGAGCAGGAAATCAAGAAAATGCACGATCTACACGCAAAACTGGGCGTACAGCTTTTGAATAAAGCCACCCGTGGCCTGATAGCCCTCCCGGATAATGAATTGTCTGCACAGGACATTGCCCGACTGGCAGACGTCGGCGTGAAGATAGAAAGAATGAGCCGCGGCGACAGTGCGGAGAGCATAGCCGTGAGCGCAAAGGCAACCGTTGAGCACAGCGGCGGCCTGGAACTGAGCGGCAGCATTCCGGACATGTCCGACCTATCAGACGAGGAGCTGGAAAACCTTGAGCAAATACTGGGAAAGCTACATAAATAGCAACCAGTTTGACCCAGGAACCCTGTTAAAAGGGATCCGCAGGGAACGGGCAGAGCGGTCCCTATCGGAGTTTATACAGCAGTCCTGGCCGATTATTGAGCCGGGTACCACGTATATACCGAACTGGCACATTGATCTGATATGTGAGTACCTGCACGCTGTTAGGGACGGGGAAATAAAGCGGCTTGTGATAAATATCCCGCCCCGACACATGAAAAGCATAAATGTAACGGTGTGTTTCCCCTGCTGGGCCTGGACCCAGGCACCTGAGAAACGATTTATTAAGGTTTCGTACAGTGATTCCCTGAGCCGTAAGCACAACGTACTGAGCCGTGATATTATACAGTCTCCCTGGTACACTGAGAACTGGGGCGACATTGTAAAATTGAAAGACGACGTAAACCGACAGAACGAATTTAAGAACACCCACCAAGGTATGATGTTTTCGACCTCTGTCGGTGGTGCACTGACTGGCGAGGGCGGCGACATAATTATAGTTGACGACCCGCAGAACCCAGCACAGGCCAACAGTGAGACTGAGCGGCAAAACACTATAGATTTTTTTAAGAATACACTGCAGACACGACTGAACGACCCAAAGAACGGCGCGATCATTATCGTTATGCAGCGATTACATGAAATGGACCTGACCGGTTATGTGCTGGCAGAAAACCTGGGCTATGAACATTTATGTTTACCAGCTGAGGCAGAGAAAAAGACAATAATAACATTCCCGAAAAGTGGCAAGCAGCTCATAAGGGAAGAGGGGGACATCCTGAACCCCCAACGATACGACAAGGAATCTCTGGCCGGACTGAAAAAGAGCATGGGCTCTTTGCAGTATTCCGGACAGATGCAGCAGCGGCCGGCACCGGCAGACGGTAATATTTTCAAAAAGGCAGGGCTGCAACATTATTACAACCAAGCCCCGCACTGCAATATGATCATACAGAGCTGGGACATGGCATTCAAAGACAGCGACGGCAGCGCTAAGGTTGCCGGTTACGTGATGGGACGGAGCGGACCCAACGTTTATGTATTTGACCTGGTAAACGAGAAAATGAGTTTTACCCAGTCTGTGAAAGCGGTTCGGGATATGACAGCCAAGTGGCCAAAAGCCAGGGCAAAGGTTGTTGAGGACAAGGCAAACGGCCCAGCGGTTATGGATGTGCTGGGGAAAGAAGTCTCTGGCCTGGTACCGTTCAATCCACGCGGCAGCAAGGAAGAGAGAGCTATTTCAGTGACACCATATTTTGAGGCCGGGAACGTATTTTTTCCGGATCCAAACACGGCGTCATGGGTTACTGATTTGCAGAAAGATTTACTGATGTTCCCAAAGGGCGTGTATAAAGATACCGTTGACGCCCTGGTGCAGGGAATTTTGTATTTGATGGATAAGCCATCACAGACAGGACCGCCGGCTGAGGCAGTAGCAGGCGGCATGAGCAGTTATTGGAGAGGAAAGTGAGGTGCAAGGCTATGGGAATGGGAAACAGAAACGCTGCAAACGGAAGCATGATCGCTGGCATGGGCGGTTTTGGCTGTATGCTTTACAACGCAACCGGGGCGGCCACTAAGTACGAACCAGAGGCAGAGAACCGCCACATTGTTGCGGTGCAGGCGCTGACAGATACAACAATCAGAACAGTGGGAGCCGCCTGGGATGCACCAGCAGCGGTTGACGGCCTGGTTTTGACAGCGGGCAACTGTTTGTACCTGAAAGCGGCCAGCGTGACGATTTCAAGCGGTACAGGTATTATGTACTATGGATATGGCCAGGTAGCAGAGGCAGGTGGGGAATAATGAGCCTGTCGCTGATGAACCGGATCAACCGGAACAATAAGACCGGCAAGGGAGGCGGCAAGAACATGGACAGAAACGCCTCCGTGCAGGTTAAAGTACAACAGACAGCACAGAAACTGCTGTATAAGATTTGCGGACGGAAAGGAGGGCTGTCATAGTGGCAACCACAGCAGGAGAAATCGGCCGCATAGGGCAAAAGCGCTATGGCGGCTTTTTTTACGAGGAATTTTTGAAAGAGCTCCAGGGTCGTAAAGGTGTGGAGACATACAGAGAAATGGCAGACAATGACGACGTGATCGGCGCCATACTGTTTGCCATTGAAATGCTGATCCGGCAGACAAGCTGGACCATACAGCCAGGAGGACCAGAGAGCGCAGATGAAGAGGCAGCAGAGTTTATTGAGAGCTGCATGGACGACATGCAGGACACCTGGACAGATACCATTTCGGAAATCTTGTCCTTTTTAACATACGGGTGGAGCTACCACGAAATCGTGTACAAGCGGCGTTGCGGTAAAAACCGGGACAGCCGCCTAAACAGCAAGTATGACGACGGGCTGATCGGATGGGCTAAGCTGCCTATTAGAGCACAAGAAACCCTTTATCAGTGGGAGTATGACGACAACGACAACCTGACCGGCATGACACAGATGCCGCCGCCAAGTTTCAGTCTGTACACGATACCGATAGAAAAAGCCCTGTTGTTCCGGACAAAGAGCCGGAAGAACAACCCGGAGGGGCGCAGCGTACTGAGGAACGCATACCGGTCCTGGTACTTCAAGCGCCGCATACAGGAGATTGAGGGAATCGGTATAGAGAGAGATCTGGCAGGCTTCCCGGTGTTGACGGCACCGGAGGGCGTGAACATATGGGACACGGATGATGCGGACATGGTAGCCATCCGCGCAGGTATGGAGGCCATTGTTAAAAATGTACGTCGAGACAGTACCGAGGGGCTGGCACTTCCGAACGGCTGGCAGTTCCAGCTGTTGAGCACAGGAGGCCGCCGCCAGTTTGATACCAACGCGATCATTGAGAGATATGACACCCGCATGGCAATGACCGTGCTGGCAGATTTTATTTTCCTGGGGCACCAGAGCGTCGGCAGCTTTGCACTAAGCAGCGATAAGACAGAGTTGTTTTCCATGGCAATAGGCGCGTACCTTGATATTATTTGTGAGGTTTTTAATAACCAGGCAATCCCCCGTCTGATCAACCTGAACGGCGACCACTTCAACGGCATTACAGATTATCCGCGAATGGAGCACGGAGACATTGAGGACGAGGACATTGAGAAGCTGGCCAACTACATAAAGGAAATGACCGGCGTCGGCATATTAACGCCAGACAGCCAGCTAGAGGACTATGTAAGAGAAGCAGCACACCTGCCTGAGCGCCTGGAAGATGATACCCCGGCGGTACCGGCACAGGGAGGAGAAAAGCCAGTAAATGCGCGGCAGAGGCAGCAGGCAAAGCCACAACAGCAGCGTAGCAGCACGGTTGACCCAGGAGGAGAGGAAGATCCTGACGGAGTGACCGAGGAAGATATGCAGGCCGTTGAGGAGGCAAGGAAGAGACTGGGGAGGGACCCATAATGCAATTTAAAAAGATACGGATCCGCAAAGCGGCTGGCAAGAAGAAAAACCAGGGCGGACAAAATGCGCTGAACAAGCTGAACAGCTTCCTGAACGCGGCGTCCGCTGAACCGGCATATATTTTGCATAGCACATGGACCAACCAGCAAAATGCGATTACCTACAAGGAAATCCGCGAGGCTATAATGAACGGCCACATGAGCGAAAGCACTTTCCAACAGTGGCAGCAGGATTATAGCAAGATGGTAAGCGACAAGCTGTCCCCTGTATGGGTTAAAGCTATGGAAACGGCAAGCCTGGGCGTGCAGGAACAGCATGACAGTTTTTTCTTTGATCACACATGGCCAGGGGTAACGAAGTGGGTTCAAGAGCACGGCGCGGAGTTTGTGACGAACATAAGCGCTGAGCAAAAGAACGCAGTGAGCGCTCTGATCGCCAGAGCATACAGCAAGGGAGAGAGTGCGGAGGAATTATCCAGGGCAATACGTCCGTGCATAGGCCTGACACAGCGCCAGGCTATTGCAAACGCGAACTATTACGATCATGTGAAAGATTCCTTGCTAAAGAATAATCCAGGCATGAAAGAGGCCACAGCGGCCAAGAAAGCCCAGGAAGCAGCGGCCAAGTATGCAGCGCAACAGCACCGGTACCGTGCTAACATGATAGCAGAGACAGAAATGGCGTTTGCATATCAGCACGGCGAGTATGAAGCAGTAAAGATGGCCCAGGCGCAGGGCCTTATGGGCGTTGTGGAAAAGGTATGGTCAACAGCTTATGACGACGGCGTTTGTGATATCTGCAACGGGCTAGAGGGGCAGACGATAGGCATAGACGACAATTTTAATTTTAAGCTGAATAAATTACTTTTTGGAGGGCAAAGGCTGACACCACCGGCACATCCGCAGTGCAGGTGTGCGGTTGAGTATAGGGAGATTTCCCTGCCGGTAATACAGCCGGCACAGAGCCAGACACCGGGGCCAAGTATACCAGATCCGGCAACACCGTCCGTCCCTGGCAGCTTGCAAATGCCGCAGGGAATGAAAGACAAAGGTCTGGCGCACCTGGGAGGTACCGGAGAAATGCACTTGTGCGAGGACGGCAGCGGCACGGAATGGCTTTTCAAACCGGCGCAGTCCAAAAGCGGCACACCGGAAGAGTTCCGGGCCTATGTGCAGGAAGCTGGTTACAAGGTACAAGGCATTGTGGATCCGGACACGGCCGTCAAGGTCGGCACCGGAAACATAGGCGGCCAGTTTGGTGCATACCAGCAGAAAATTGACGTGGACCCGAACGGGTTCGACTTTAAGGCGTGGCAGCAGTACGGCACCAAAGGCCTGACAGCTGACCAGGTACAGCAGATACAGCGGGAACATGTTACAGACTGGCTGCTGGGGAACTATGATAGCCACGGCGGCAATTTTGTAACAGATACCAGCGGGCGGCTGATCGGTGTAGACAAAGAACAGTCTTTCCGGTACATTACCGACAAGGCCAGCGAAAAAATGACATACGCATACCATCCCAACAGCAAGTATGGCGAAACAGAACCGCTGTACAACACTGTTTTCCGGAAGTATGCCAACAATGAGCTGGATCTAAACCCGCAGGACACCCTGGCATATATAAAACGGGTCGAGGCAATACCTGACAAGGAATACAGAGAAATATTCCGGGGCTATGCCGAAAGCCTGAAAGGCAAGGGAAAGGACGCAGAGCAGCTGCTGGATGCCATTGTGGAGCGAAAGCAGAACCTCCGGGAAACATACCGGACATTTTACACGGACCTGTTGACCCAGCGAACCGGTAAAAAACAGGCAGCTTTTGTGTGGGCGGACGAAGCACAGAACACGGCCAAGACCATCCAGGCGGTCACGCATGACGCGGCAGCACTGAAAAAGATGGGAAAAGCAGATCTGCTGCAGATGGCCAAGGCACAAAACATTGCCTATTGCAACAACATGAACAAACAGCAGCTCATTGATAGCTTGTCCGACCCGGTAAAGGCCAAACAGTGCAGCAAGGATGTACGGGACAGACTGGCGGCCAACCAGGCGGCCAGAAATGCCAAGACGACACCGAAAGCACCGGCAGCAACCAATACAGGGCACTTGCCTCCAGGAACTAAAACGGCCGAGGATGTATTTACAGATTTTGACAAGATACACCCAGGACCGAAGCAGGGGCAGGCGGTATGGAGCGACGCGGACAAGGTTGAGGGCATGAACCTGAGCGCCCGCCGTATGATCATAGACGGAGACGTGCACTATGAGATTACCGGAAAGCTGAGGTCTAGCGCCTGGGATGATGTGCTGCAGAGGATGGACGGGGCAAACCCGACGGTCCCAGCGCAGCGTATCAACATGAGCTTTGAAACCACGGCCCCGACGGCAAGAGCATGGACCAGCAACACACTGGTTGAAACCCAAGCAAACATACACGGGGTTGTTACCTACCTGGATTCCTATGATCCAAAGTATGCGTCCTTTGAATTGTACAGCGGCCAAAGCCTGCATTCCTGGGACGGGTATTTTAGAATCCGTGTTCGAAGCAGCGGGGACGGCATAGCGGACGCCAAAAAAGCCACGGAGCTGCTGAAAAAGGTAGGCCTGGACGAAGTAGCCAGGACGCCAACGGCAGCAGCAGAGGAAACCCTGAAAAAGGCAAGGCTTGTGTGGTCGCAAGCCCCTGGCCGTGTGGACGAACTGAAAGACCTGGCAGGCAGCAGACTGGTAAGCAAACTGGACGAGATAATCGCCCAGGAAAATATCAATGTGGTGCAGCTGGCCAGTATGAAGCTTCAGAGCGAATACAACGGCTATATAACCTATGTGGTGCCTGGACTTGCAAAGGACCTGGAAAAGGCCGGTGCAAAGTATGTTTACCATAGCGTTTCCAGAGAGGGCGACGTTATAAAAATTTTGCAAAGCGGCGGAATTTCGTCCACCATGAGCAGAATCAAGCAGGGCATACAGCAGCCAGCTGGTGCCAGCATGTACTCTGATATGGGAACCGGCGGAGCTGATAACGCGTTTACCAGACTTGTGACCGGAAGCGCACAGAAAGCAAAGCGAAAGTTTTCCAACGCCAGTGTAGCGGGAGACTACCAGATAAAAATGAGTACCGCAGTCCTGGAACGTACAGACTATTACTCTTTTGGTGGGGATAAGTTTGGAAAAGTTGCAGATATAAGTAAATACGGGGCAAGCCCTGAACAGTTTGTCAAGAACATGGAAAGCAGTTTTGCTGGAAGTAATGAAATTATGTTCCGAAACGGAATAGACAGCCGATATTTTACAGAAATCATGTGCAATAGCAGATATGAAAGGCAGCACCTGTTGAGTGAACTTCGAGCACGGGGTATAATGGATATTAACGGCATTGATATTGAAAAATTTATAACCGTAGGGAGTGAACTGTAATGGATTATAGAAAAGCATACTGGTTTGAACAGCCGCACATGCCTGGCATGTTTAATGTGGCCGTACAGCCTATTGTGGATCCACGGGACGGGCGCCTGCATTTTGCGGTACCTGATTCCGGTATATGGGCCTTGACCGGAAAAGTGATCAAGGACACCGGGGACTATTTTGAGTTTGAATGTAATGACAGTGTAATGGGTGCCAGAGGCGGCACCTATAAATTTTCTGCACTGGATATTAAGACATTCCGGAAAGAAACCTGGAAGTGGATCGCGCAGGGCAAGGACATTGCTGAGTGCTGCCAGAATACAGCAGATCTGCATTTCTGGTACCGGAAGAACTGGCCAAACAGCCGCGTGGCAGAAATTGGAGCCTGGGAGATGGAAGAGAACAGGCGAAAAGGACACCGCACGGACACTTAAAATCAAAAACGTACATTTTTGAGCGTAAAGCGTGACAAAAACGCGGAAAACGTGCAGAAAATCAACAATAATGTGCAGAAATGCCATTTAACGCAGAGCGTCTGGAAGAACCCAGGCGCTTTTTTCATGCCTAAAAGGAGGAGAAAATGCAGACTTTCAGTGACATTATTAAGAGCCGGGCGCAGCCGGTTGAGAAAAAGGGGCGCTTTAAGGTTCAAAAAGTAGACGAGGACAAGCGGCTTGTATTTGGGTGGGCCAATGTGTCCGTAGATGTGGGCGGCAATGAGGTTGTTGACCTGCAGGAGGACATGATCGACCCGGAAACCCTGGAAGCCGCAGCCTATAAATTCGCAGAGCTATACCGAGACGGCGGGGAAATGCACGAAAGAACAGGAACCGCAGTCATGGTGGAAAGCGTTGTGCTGACTGAGGAAAAGCAGGCAGCAATGGGACTGGCCGCCGGCACCTTGCCGGTTGGTTGGTGGATTGGCTTCCGCGTCACTGATGATGACGTATGGGAGAAAGTAAAAAGTGGAGAATACAGCATGTTCTCCATTGGCGGAACCGCGATCCGGGAAGAAGTTGAGGACGACGACGGAGCCGCAGCAGAGTGATAAGCAGGAACACCGGGAAACTGGTGTTTTTTGTTTATAAAAATTTAGAGAGGAGGACACGGTCAAGTGGCAAAGACAAAGCTGAAAGACCTGGAAGTAACAGAGGTTAGCCTGGTGGATGCTGGCGCAAACCAGCACGCGCACGTTGCCCTGTATAAGAGAAACGGCGGGAAACCGGAAGAACAGCCGACGGGCCAGAATCCGGAACAGGCACCAGCAAAAAGCGGCCTGCACAAGTTCTTTTCTGCCATTGGCAAGGCGTTGAAGCTGGACCAGGCAGACGTTGACAGCGCAGTGGCCGACATTGAAAAAGCAGATACATTCAATGACAAGATGGAAGAACGCAAGCTCCGCCGCATTACTGATGAAATTTGGGATGTGTGTTTTGCACTGGAAAACAGCTTGTGCAGCATTATCCGGGACGAAGAAGTAACGGACAAGGCCGCACTGATGAACCAGAGCATTGACGAGTTTGACGTGGCCATCAAGGGCCTGGTTACTTCCTGGGGCGCAGGTAAAACGGCACAGATTGTAAAAACAGCTGGTGCCGTGAGCGTAGAGCACATGCAGGAAACCGTTGACCGCCTGGGAGGGATGATTGAAAAGGCGACAGGCAAACCGCAGCCGCCGGAAACAGAGGATCCTGAACAGGAGGGCGGGGAGACACCGCCGGAAGATAACGGAAAAACCAAAACAAAGAAATTTATAGGAGGAGAAACTGACATGAAATTCAACGAGGCAAACATGACAGCAACAGACCGCATGGCGTTTGAAGAACTTAAAAAGCGCTATGGTGTTGAGGATGGAGCTGAGGGCGCAGGAGCGGGCGCAGGAGCAGCGCCGGAGGGCGTAGGCAAGGCAGCGGGCACCGGAGTAGTAGAAACCCCAGGAGCGGCCGCTGAGGGCGCACAGGGAGCAACAGGACAGCAGGCAGCTGGCGAAGATATTTACAAGGGCCTGCACCCGTTAGTGGCAGCTGAACTGATCGCACTGAGAAAGCAGGCAGACGCAGCGCAGGAGGAAAAACTTTACAACGTTGCGAAGAAGTACGAGATCATCGGCAAGAAACCGGAAGAACTGGTCCCGACATTAAAGGCACTGCAGGCAGCAGGCGGCACTGCATACGACGACATGATCGGCGTACTTGACGGAGCAGTGGCAGCGGTAGAAAAATCTGGACTTTTCGGAGAAGTTGGCAAAAGAGGCGTAGGAGCCACAGGAGGCACTGACGCATGGAGCCAGATCGAAAAGAAAGCGGAAGAAATCCGCAAGAGCAACGCCACCCTGAGCTATGCGGAATCCATTGACGCTGCATGTGTACAGAACCCTGACCTTGTACATGAGTATGAGGCAACAAGACGATAAGGAGGCAGAGAACATGAGCTATTACGGAACAACTATCAATGACAGCGCGGTAATTGTGGTAAAAGCAGGGGAAGAGATTCCGGCACCGGCTTTTTTAGCAGTTGGCGCTGATGGAAAAGTAGCAACTGCAGGCAAGAACGCAATCGGTATTGTAATGCCTGGATGCGACGACAAGGTAACAGTGGGCGACGACCTGGACGTGCAGATCAAGGATATTGGCGCATGGACAGCTGGCGCGGCCGTAGCATACGGCGACGAGCTGGCAGTCGGAGCAGGCGGCAAGGCAGTAAAGGCAACAGCAAAGTCCTTTATCGTTGGCATTGCACTGGAAGAAGCAACCAAAGCAGGCCAGCGCATTGCTGTACAGATCGTAAAAGCAGGCTACAAGCCAGCAGAATAATAAACAGGAGGAATAAAAGACTATGAGCAGAAATGTAATGAGCACTAACGCAGGGATTGCGGCAGAAATTGCAAAAGGATGGAAGCCAAACCAGTACCTGACTAATATGTCCCAGGCATATTTCGCACAGCCTGGCGACTGGGTGGCACCGTCCATTTTCCCGATTTGCCCGGTAGCTACTAGCTCCGGATTTTACTACACATTCGACAAGGGAGATCTTGCGAGGGACAACGTAGCCCGCAAACCGGCATTCGGAAAAGTTAATCCGGCCATCATGGGAACAGGAGAAAACCAGTATGGCTGCAAAGTTGACCAGGTTATTGTCGGCATTGACCAGATCGCAGCATTGAACTACCAGCGCAGCCATGCGCCGGGCGTACAGGATCCACGCCGCGCCAAGGTTCGTTTTGCTAACGAGCAGATGAGCCTGCACCTTGATATCCTTTTCGCAAAGGGATTTTTCCACAGTGGAGTATGGGGAGACGAATGGCAGGGAACAGACAGCAACCCAACTGGTAAGAAATTCCTGAAATTCAATGATGCCAACTTCGATCCGGTACACTTCTTTGACGAGCGCCGCCGTGATATTAAGCGCAGAGGCCGACGCCAGCCTAACCGTTTAGCCCTGGGCTATGACGCATACCTGGCACTGAAAGAGCATCCGGACATTGTTGAGCGTGTGAAGTACACCGGATCCACCGCAAACCCGGCTATCGTAACACAGCAGGTTCTGGCCCAGGTACTGGGATTTGAGCAGGTTAAGGTACTGGAATCCACATACAATGTGGCGAAACCAGGAGAAGAGGCTGACATGCAGTTTATTTGCGACAGCAACGCAGCCCTGATGTGCTATGCAACTAACACCCCGCAGGTAGACGAGCCATCCGCTGGCTATATCTTCACATGGGATATGCTGGGAAATGGTTCCTATACTGCTATGGATCAGTACGAGGGAGAGAACGGAACACACAGCGAGTTCATTGAGGGACTTATGAGCACCGACATGAAAAAGACGGCCGACGATCTGGCAACATACTTTACTGATTGTGTGTAATGCCTGAAAGGAGGATGTTATGAGCTATGTATGCGTAAAGCCGATCACACTACTCGGCAACAATTACAAGCCGGGAGAACTGATCCAGGATGGACACATCCTCCCGTCCAGAGAGCGTGCGCTGGTACGCACTGGCTGCATTGCTGAGGTAACAGGAGGCACTGAGCTTCCTGTTGCTGAGCTGGTGCAGGTAAAAACGGGGGAAGAGGTTACATTTTCCGTCCCGGTAGTGCAGGAGTCTGACGGGGACACAGCCCAGGTTATGGGTGTGCCACTGACAGAGGGAGACGTGCAGCATATTTTTTCTATTATGCAGATGAACGCGGAAGAAGCGGCAAAAGCAGTTAAGGACGTGAAAAACGAAAATGTTTTGATTGTGTTACACGCTGCTGATTCCCGCAACACTGTAAAGAAAGCTGCCAAGAGCCAGGCAGAGGCCCTGGAACCTGCAGAAAGGTAAGGTAAAGCCGCATGAAGAAAAAGACGTATACCTATAATCCGGAGAAGATAGGAGAGCCTGGCGTTGACCGTATGCGCTTCGAGATAGGCGACACCATGGTCGAGGGCGAACAGGAAACCAGCGCTTTGTGCAACGAAGAATACGAGGCCATCATTGCGGCAAGAAAGACGTGGAAGCGTGCCAAGCTGGCCGTGCTGGAAAGTATAATGCGCCGGTTCGGCATGGAAGTGAACACGACGGTCGGACCGTTAAAGTTGGAAATGCAGAGCCGCGCGGAATTTTGGCAGAAGCAGTACGAACAGCTGAAAAAAGAGTGCGGAGCTGACACGGTACCAACGGCCGGAAAGGCTTCTCCGGAATCGGGAACAGACGGAGGCCATTATTTTTATGGTGGTATGCACGACAATGCGTATGCAAAAACAGGAGGGGGCGAGCGCGATCTTTTATTTAAGACCAGGTAATTTGTACAAGGACTTTCTTGTTGCAAAATGCACAAGCGGCATAGATGGGAAAGGCCGCCCTGTAAAAAAATACGAAAGCAACGGCAGTGCCGTGATACATGCCGTTCTGGCCCAGGCAACACCGCAGGAAAAAGCCAGATGGGAACAGATACAGCAC